ATTTTATTTTTGGTGTTAATGAAAAAATTTCAACACCTATAGTAGCTCAATTTAGATCATGTGAAGTATCACAAGGCTCTGATGGATTTAAAAAACTAAAAGCTAATTTTTTAAATTTAGGTCACCCGGGAAACTTAACGGATCTTTCATTATTAAATATAAAAAGCCCAGAGTTTGAAGTAAAGGAAACTTATGAGCAAGAGCAGTTTTCTGTTGGACAAGTATACAAATATGAAGGTGATGTAGATTTATCCGAGTTAGTAGATAATAAATTACTATCTCAATTTATAAGACAAGTTCTTACTGAAGTATTTTACAAAGTTACAGGTGGGCAAGATGTTATTCTTTTACTTCCTGACTTTGATAAGTTGTTTCAAAAGTATTCTTCAAATCCTAGAAACGTTAGAGAGAATGCTTTAAGTGTAGGAAAAGGTAGTTTGATAGAATTTAGAGCAGCCATAGCTTCATCTAAAATACAAAAATATTTAAAAGTAACAGAATTTTTAAAATATTTAGGATTTATTTTGGATACAGATTGGTATAAAAAAATTCAACAAAGAGATGCAAGAATACCTGAAGGAATACAAGAAGATATTGAAAAGTTTGAAAGTCAGAGTGATGACTTGGTCGCAGAATTAAAAGCTGATGGTTACTCAGAAGATACTATTACGGAATTAATGAACTCTACAGGTAAGGATTTACTTAATAATGAATCTTCTATAAAACAAAAATTAATAAGAGAATCAAAAGCAAATATTTTTAGTGTTCAAGCAGACAAAGGTTTATACAAATATGCTTTGTCTATGGGAGGTAGAAGCCGTATTCAAAGTATTTATGATCGACTGTTAAAAAGAAAATCAGATTATGGTGAATTGTTATTAAAATTATCCGAATCTGACGAAATAGATTTAGGAGAAGGATTTTGGTCAACTACAGGAGAACTCGCAGTAAAGAGTGATTACTATGCTAAAAATTATCAGAAAGCTCTCCTTAAATTATATCAAGAAGATATTGCTCCACCAGCAGGTAAAAATGCTAACCAAACAGGACATCATGAACAAGACCAGATGAATTCAATTCCTGAATCTGTTAAAAAAATAAAAATAATTTTTTCAATAGTAAAAAATAAAAACGGAGATGTTACTACTGAATTAGTCCCAGTGAAGGGAACAAATATAAATTTTTATAAATTTTTAGCAGAGTTCTCAACAAAAATCTCAGAACTAGAATCAAATTATCCAATAAGAATTAAGTTCTACGAAGAGAATGATTTAAAAAGATTAGATTTACTAAAAAATTGTCTTAGGAAGGTTTATCCAACTTCTAACAAAGTTCCTTTGACTACAAATTTCAATAATACAATTAAACCAGCTCTTGTAATAGGTGACGAATTTTTAATAAAAAATTTATTTTACCCAGTCACAACCACTAAACAAAATTGGGACGATTATCCAACTTATCAAGAAGATTTACAAAACTATGGAATTAACAGCAAATACTTTAAAGATTTACAAAATTATAGAGATTTACTTAAAAAACAAAATCAAGGAGTAATAAATTCTTTTTTTAATGAATCTTTTTTAGATTCTGACGTTTTAGATATTGTTAAATCATTACAAGATCCTAAAAGATATAAAGACTTGCTGCCCTATGCTCCTCCAATATTTTTAGCTAATAGCCCTAGAGCAAATGTTATTTCTTATGAAGTTGAGGTAGATAAATTAAACAACACAATAGCTTATACGTCTATTTTAGAATATTTAAAAACTGGTATAGTTATAGAATCTTTAGAACCTTTAAGAAGAAGTTTATATGATGTGTTGTTTGATGTTCCCTATTTAAAAAGAGTCGTAACTCAATCTTTAGCAAATGGACAAGATATACAAGAAATTCAGGATGCAATTGTCAACGAAGCGCAAAGCCCAACATCCAACATCTGGAAACTATCTCAAACTTTTGGAAAGGAATTAGATATAGCAACACAGTTAGAAACAAAAAGTAATAGAGAAGGTCAAAATGCTAAATTATCTGATTATTTACTAAAATATTTAATTGAAGATTTATTAATGGATTTAACTATTAATTCTTCTACAAAAGTAAGTAGATCGATATTAACTGACATAAAATACAACCCACTTTTAATAAGAAAACAAATATTAGACGATTTATACAAAAAACTTTTTAAAGTTAGAGTAAAGACTCTTCCTTTTTTTAATATAAACAACATGGAAAGAGTTCACAGTGGTGCATTCTTTGTCGCTAAGAACGTTCTGAGACCGGACGAAACTTTATTAGAAACTCAACAATTTAGTTACCTTACAGGATTATATTTCATTCTTGGTTTTCGTCATATAATAACTACATCTTCAGCATACTCAGAATTTACTTTATGTAAGAGTGTGGATATGGAAGGACCTCAGAAATGAAAATTTACACAGCACAAGTTAAATCCTCCTTAGATGTAGCAAGGATGGGAATTATTCAAATAACTTGCACGGATGAGCCAAGAGCTAAGGAAGCCTACTACACAACTCCCTATCACAAACCATTTAGAACTGGGGGGGTGTTTGCTATTCCAGCAGAAAACTCAAACATATTAATAGCATTTGATGATAAGACTTTAAAATCTTATTATCTTTCAACCATAATTGATGCAGATGAGGCGGGCAAAGCTAATAATGTTGCAAAGTCTCTTGTGCAAGTTGTTGCAAATCCAGTTGCAGCAGCAGCTACTGGGCCTTTAGGGTTACTCACTAAACCACTTCTTAATAAAGTAGCAGATAAATTGTTTAAAACTCCAATCGTTGGAGATCAGACAAAACTGTATGAAGGCTTTGCTCCTGCTGTGATGAAGTTTAAGAATGATGAAGATAACGGGTTAAGCATTACTGACAAGAACGCTAAGAAGTACATGGTAAATGAAACCAGACTCAATAGCGGAGGTAAGTATTTGTCCCTTAATTCTTCCCCAGAGATAGATTGTGTTCAGCTAGATAATGGCCATGGCGATTTCCTAAAGATTACTGGAATGCCTCAGTCTGCTGTTGGACTTCCTCCAGATCCGAAAAGAAGTCTGCAAGCCAAAACATTTCTAAGCCAAGAATTTGTTAGTGATAGAGGTGGGATAGATCTTAGAGTTGTTGAAGGTAAAGATATTAATATTGAAAATGATTCTACTGGATTCATGTCGGTTTTTGGTGTAGGTGGGTTTAGATCTGGTAATGTTAATATTTTTAGTAAGTGGAAAAACATTAGATTAGCTGCTAAGGGATTTATATTTCCTCCTAATATAGGAGGTCAAATTATATTAGAAACAGCTTTATCAAAAATATTCACAACAAATTTGGGTATTGCGATGAAGGCTGGGTTACCCGTAGTCGGGGCTTCTCTTGAAATGGATGCAGCCACGGGAACCGTGATTATAAAAAATACAATATCAAAAATTATAATGACTAACCTTGGCATCAGCTTAAGATGCGGGTTAGCTTCCATAGAATTAACTCCACAAGGAACTATAAATTTAACTGCTCCTTTAGGTATAAATTTAATAACTCCGGGGATAAACACAACTAGTCAGTCTCTGGGCTTCTCTCCCGGAGCAGTTAACATAGGAGGTCCTACCAGTATTGTTAACATTCAAGGCTCAGTTGTTAATATGCAAGGAGCGGCAGTTAATATAGATGGTGAAACTGGTATTTTCTTGAATACAGGTCAAGCGACAGTAGCGGGAGCCTTGACAGGCTTGCTAGATATACCTTTTGCTCCACCTACCCCAGCAAACCCTCCAGCCCTTGGTATAGCTCCTATTGTACCAGCCATAGATGTGGAGTATCCAACGGGTAGTAAGTTCCCAGTTTAACTATGGTTAACCCTATAATTACATATATAAAGTACTGAGATATGCCATCATTTAACGCTAAAGAATTTTTAACCAATAGTCAAGGCACTCCCGAAGCACTAGCTAATGCTTTTGGAATGCCATCATGCATGTTAAATCTGGCTGGAAAGGTCCTAGCCCTCCTTCCTGACGATGTTCTTCAGGCTATAAGGGTAGATGCCATGCTCGGAAGAATGGCCGCAGAAAACGACATTGCAGCCTTTACAGCATGGCTCAGAGACCGTCTTGGTGTATTTTATCCATTTGATGAGAATGGTAGACTTAAGTTCTTATCTAAGTTTTCTTTGTTCGGTATCGACTTCTTTAGTCTTATCTCAAGAGTATTAGCTTACATTTCAGCAATAAGAGATTATGCAGCAGCAATGTATGCAAACTATGAAGCAGTTAAAAATGAGATTGAGGATGCTAAGAGATGTTTAGACTCGTATAAGAATTCGCTAGACAGCAAAGTAGGCTCAGTCACTCAGGAAGAGCTTAACTTTTCAGGCTTAGATAGCGAGCTAGATTTCATTCAAAGATCTGTAGATTTCGTTCAGCAGGCTACGGACCTCATTAATAGAATTGATGCCGAGTTTGCAGCTAGAGCAGAGGATCCCTCAAGAGGCCCTAGATTCGTTCCTAACAGAAATGTTGATATTAGGCAGTTTGCAAATGAGGATGAGATTGTACAAGCATTCACTCCTCAGGAAGAACAAGAGATATTTAGACTTTCCTATGGACCTCCTAAGGCTAGGTATGGAAAATTCTTACTCACTGAAGATGGTTTGTATTACGACTCACAATCAGCCTCTGAGGGATTGTCCTTAGCATTTACGGAAATAGCTAGAAAGAAAGCTGAGTTCAATCAAACAAGTTCTATATTTTGGACATTTGAGCATGACCCAAATATAGGAGGCAGAGGTAAAGGAGTCTCCCTAAAACAAATTAAAGAATATGTTGATAATATCTTAGATATTGAGAGAAGTGATGATTCAAAAGATTTGCAACCATTCTATGATCAAGACAATTATTTAGAGCAGCTTCAAATACATAAGAACAAAAGAGTATATGATTTGTCTGCCTTGGTTACAGAGATAGAGGCTGATAATACATACAGCGAAGCGGAGAAACTGAACACCAGACAAAGTTTACTATCAGAGCTAGCAGCATTCTCCAACAAAGTAAAGAAGAGAAGAAAGCAAATTGAGCTAGCTGTTAGACTTGGTAAAAATAAATTTACTCCCGGGAATGTCCCTATTAATGATTTCTCTTACCTAGCAGGAACAAACTTCTTAGTTGATATACAAAAACAGAGAGAGCTTACCCTAGATCATGATGATGTAAATGGCATCATAATGCCAGTAGAGGCAACTTATACTCAGCCACCAAAAGATTCAATACACATGACCATTGATCAACTATTGTTATCGATGGTAGGCGAAGCAAATATATTGGGTAGCGCAAGCTCCTTAGAGGACATCAAAGCAACAATATTGAGAAGTGAAACTGAAGTTGTTAAAGAAAATCTTGTAGCAATTTACAACTTCCTAGAAACAAACGTAGAGGCTGCAAGCTCTTATCAATATCTTCTCGATAATTGTATAACTACCAACAATATACTAAATGCTAAATTAGTAGCATCAAGTATCCCTTCTGTATTCAGTAAAGGTCTGGGCATACCTTACCTAGATGGTGTAGTTAAGTTCGATATTGCTGGTGTAGTTGAAGGATTTTCCAACCATGTTATCTTGCCTCCAAGGAGAGAATTAGAGGATTTATTATACTCTAAGCAAGGAGCTACTTTTGATTTCTGGATTCATGTACCTGATCTCGTCCCACAGAATCAAGGAACAGTCCAGCAGATGTACAAGATAATTCTTGCAAACGAAAATTTTGGTATAAATTTCTCTGATAATAAACAGAAAAACATTGGCTACTTAAAGCCAGATGAAGGCAACAATGTAGTTAAGGGTCTTTTGATTGGATTTACTAGAGACAGAAGAATAACTCTAGGAGAGACTCCTTCTGATTTGGATGTCAGTAATCCCGGCTCGGAGACCTGTTTCTTCATTGCTCAAACCCAGTCTGTAGATGGTTCATCTATTGGATTTTTAAATAAGTCATCAACGGTTCCTAATGCTGAGGATAACTGTATTTCCACCAAGGAATCTTTGTGCTTTAAGATGAATATAAATCAAGTAAACGCAGAGGGGCTAGCCATGTCGGCTATCCAAGATAGATTCTGTCACTTGTCTATCTCTATTAATCCACAGAAGAACAACATAAGTGTTTACTTAGACGGAAGTCTAATGGCGACTTCTAGTCTTGATCTAACTTTCGCAGTGTCACCCTACAAGACTTTAAACGTTCCAACCTTTGTTATAGACAAAGTCGAATCTACTCAGAATAATAGTTTTGCCTATACCCCCCGTTATCTTGGATACTTATCTAAGATAAATACTGGATTAGAATTTAGTGATAGAAGAAATATCGATACCTATTACAAGTTTACGCCTTGGGTTATAGGAGGAGGTTATACTGATGGATTTAATGCTGCCAACAGTGGTTTCCTTGGATTAACTTATGGTGGACGAAGATCAGCCCTAGATGGGTATCTTGGAAGTTTTAAGATATACAATAAAGCATTAAATTCTGATCAGATAGTAAATAACTATCGGGCGCAGTCAAATTTCTTCTCTAACATTGATCTAACTGTCTAACCATGGTCTATAACTCTGAAACTAAAGTTTTTGGTGTACCTAATACTAAAGAAGCTAATAATAGAACAGCTTCAAAGGTTCAAAAGTTTTATGGACTAGGGTTTCCAATAGGATGGAACACTGCTGGTGGCTATTTCTCAAAAATGAGCGGATTAGAGTTAATTAAAAGAAATATAACTCAACTTATTCAAACCACTAGAGGTGAGAGATTTATGTTACCTCTATTCGGAACTAACTTAAAAAGATATCTTTTTGAACCTAAAGATCAATTTCTTTTTAGCAAAATAAAAAGAGAAATAGCAGAAACTATACAAAGGTATGCTCCTTATGTTGAGTTGGTAAAAGTTGAAGTTAAATCAACAAGTAATAACCAGTATACATCTGGGATAGACATTAAACTTTATTGTAAAGTTAGGGATGAAGATGACGTTTTTATAGAAGTTAATTTAGGAATAATATAATGACATTTAATGGATTAGTAAGCACTGATTATGTTAGGCGGGCTCGACTAGATGATAGGGTCAAGGGAGATCTTGTAGACTTTACAGCTTCTGACTTTCTTACCTTAAGATCTAATCTTATAAGTTATATACAAGCTGCCTATCCATTAGATTACAATTACTTTGTTGAGTCAGACTTAGGAATGATGCTTATAGAGCTTGTTGCTTCTATGGGTCACATAATGTCTTACAAAGCCGACTTCCTTGCAAACGAGAACTTTCTTCGTACAGCACAGAAAAGATCAAGTGTGCAGAAGCTGCTTGAATTAATTGGTGTTAGACTTCAAGGGCCTACTTCAGCAGCAGCAAATGGGAGGATAACATTACAGGAACCTAGATTGCCCGGAATAACTGTAAAAGTTCCTGTAGCAAATAGAACTTTTACAGTAACTTCTCCTGAGGATGCAACTCAGTTATCTTTCACAATGTATAAGTATAACCCTAATGGGTTTGTTGAATTTGATAATGCTCAAGGGGACTTAGAGTTTGATTATACTGATAGCACCAGTTCTGTAATTAGTAGCATAATTTTATTGGAAGGTAATTTAGTTCGTCAGGAAGGCGTGTTTGAAGATACTGACGCAGTTAAATCTATACCATTGACTCAGTACCCCATAATTGAAGGAAGCATACAAGTTTCTATATTTGGTGGACCTTCAGCAACAGTCGGAGATTACAGAAAAGTAGATAACATTTTCTTTGCTTCGGGTCCTACTGACAAAGCTTATCAAGTCATTTATGATGACAGGTTTGCTGGTACTGTAGTTTTCGGGGACAACACCATCAGTCAATCCCCCTCTCCCGGTGATCAATATGTTGTTTACTATAGAGTTGGAGGAGGAACCAGAGGTAACGTAGCAAAGAGTGCTTTAAATGCTCCTGTTCCTTATTATGAAGTTACCGGAACAACAATAGTGGGGTCTCTTAAGCAAGGCACAATAGAAAATATTTCTATGGCAACAGGGGGAACTAATGCTCAGACAATCGAAAATGCCAAAAGGTATGCTCCACTAACCTTCAGAGCACAAGATCGTCTTGTCACTACAAATGACTTTTTAGCTTTCGTAAACATGTTTAGATCCGGTTACGGGTCTGTAGGTAAAGCTACGGTAGCTACAAGAAAAGCTTTCTCATCAGCTAACATAATTGATATCTATGTTCTGGAGAAGGCTAATAATACTCAAATGAAGAGAGCTACCCCAGAGTTCAAGAAACAACTCCTACAAGCGATTGAACCAAAAAAGATGCTCACAGATGAGATCATTATTGTAGACGGATTAATCAGAACTATCGACCCAATCATAACAGTTCGCTGCGACAGAAAGTATCAGATTCGTGAAGCAGAGATTAAGTTAAGAGTGAGAGACAAGATTCTAGAGTTCTTTAATATTGACAATGCTGAGTTTGGTAAAGCATTTACTGAACAAGAAATGAATGCAAAAATATTTGAAGTTCCCGAAGTAAGGTATTCTACTTTAGACAATTTACCTAAGGTTATTCATACTCAATTCAATGAAGTTATTCAACTAAATAATCTAAACATACTAATGGTATTTCAATAATGAAATTCACTACTCCAGCATACTTTGATGACAACAAAAACTTTTACAAAAGAAATTATGTAAAAGCAACTGAGATAATTACTCCTAAAGTATATTTGGAGGTTGATGAACAATTAGGGGGACAGGACCTTGATATTGCTTCTGATATTATTAACACTCATTTAAATATTGCAAATAACTTTTCTCAAGTTATTATAAGCAGTATAGATGGAATTGTTCCCGGCCCAAGACCACCTTATGATAAGGTAAATAATATAACTGGATTAAGTCAATTTTTTGTTAAACAAAATAATTTAACAAATATTGATGCAAACGATTTTGAGAGAAGAATATTACTTCCTCTTGGAAAGTCATTAAGAGACTTCGACACATCTGCTGAATTCAAAAATTATTTAGTAACTGAATTATTACCTTCTATTAAACTCAATAAGTCTGTTACTGGGACGGGTGCTGGCTTTGAAAGTTTTGACGGAGCAGAATTAGATGACGGAACTTATTATGATACAGGTGAAGTAAAAAGTTTTGATGAGCATTCCTATTTAATAAGAAACTTATCTTGGATTTACTTCTTGAACGTCAGTGGAGCAACCTACGATGGATCCACAATTATTGCTGATGCAATAATGGACACGATTTGGAAGGGTTCTGAATTCAGCCTAGACGTTGCTATGAAGTGCTTGACTGAGTATATTTACAGAAACTACTCAGCCAATCCCGGATGGTCATCATTTAATTTTTTACCTTTATACTATAGACCAAATCTTGATTTAGAAGACACTACTTATACCAGTGGTTTACAGCAACTAGAAAAACTTAAGACCTTAGTAGGTATCATATATTCAAATGATTTTCATGATAGGGGAGATACCTTAGTAAAACAAGCATTTGAAAGTTTTTTACAGAATCGACTCCCTCTAGATCAAATAGAAATACAAGGTCCATTTTATAAATTCTTAAAAGCAATATCCTATGCTTTCTGTGATTATAATAATTATTTTGAATTACTTGAATTTATAAACGATGCTAAAAGATGCCCAGATAGATTCTTACCTTATATTGCTGACTTAGTTGGTTGGCGATTAATAGGCTCGGAACCACAAAGATGGAGATACCAGATACTAAATTGCGTCTCCATTTATAAGGCTGGTGGAACTAAGTTAGCCCTACAAAGAGTAGTAGATTCTACATTCTCGCCAGACATATTTAATGCATCTGCAACAATTCAGGAGCTTTGGGAATCCTATATTCCTCATTTAGTATATTACTCATTAGCCACAGAGTCTCCTTTTTTTGCTGATGCCTCCTCTTGGACACTAGCCGACGCAGAAGATTTAAGTGTAACTTATGTAACATCTAGTATTGACGAAGCAGTAAAATGTGCTGTTGATAAAATACTTTTAGATACAGCAGAACAATTTAAATTTAAATTCTATGTTCAAGGGGACTTAGTACCCGTAACTGATCCCAAGTGCAAATTTAAATATCGTGGAAGAGATTATTCTGTACCACCATTTGAGGAATATCTTTACTGGGTGAATCAACCCATATCTAAACAAATTGTCAATTTTATAATTGATAAATTAATTGTCTGCTTTTTGGTTCCTGAGTCTTTTGCATTTGAGGTGAGAGATTATTTATTAGCAAACACTACTCTGCAAAGTGAGAATGATATAGCTCTTGGCTATACTTGGTTGACCTTTACATCTGGAGCTAGCTACCCACCTAATTGGGATACTGTAATTCTGGACATCTCAAACAAAAAACCAGAATACCTTTCTTTGTGGAATGGTAAATCATCTCATTTTAAATTATTTTTCGACGCAAACTCCTTTAGATTTATTAGGGATTCAATCCTTTTTAATTCGATTGAAGGCATAAAACTACTTAATGAGATTATTGATGAGTTTAGCCCAGCCCACGCAATTAAACAAGTATATTTTAGATTATACTCAGAGGACATAGAAACCTACGCTCAAACAGAATTAGACTATTTGTTGTTTGATAAACTAGATAGTAATTCATTAAATGAATCTGACACAGTAGGTTTTGCAAATTATGAATTATCAGGACACGATCTACAGTTTTACAAGAGAGGTCAAACAACAGGGTACAATTTAGTTGATAGAACCTCTACAGATTCCCTAGTAGATTCCTTGATGCAGGTTAGTGCTATAGCAGCACCTAGGAAAAGTTTTAGAAGAAGAAATTATAGAAATATATTGCCAAGGGAAGGACTGTATTCAAGAACCGGGCATAATATGCCAACCACTTTCACCATGGAAGTGTTTGAAAGATCCTTGAGTTCTACTGGGTTCCTTAGTCTTGGTTTAATACCTTCCTCTCAAACATATGTTCAAGTCAATGACACTGAATTAGATATGGCATTAATTTCCGGTGCCATCTTCCAGACCCCAACGACTACGCTATTCAAGTCTTGGAGAAGCATCCCGGACATCTACGACATATGTGAAGGACTTAATTCATCTTCAATATATTCTGGACTTATTGTGAGTGCTACCTTCCCTTGTCGTGGATTAAGAGCACTTAATTTGGAAGCAATAAGTGGAGATTACACTGTTGATCGAGGCCAGCTAAATTACGCTATGAAATTAATGCATTACATAGGCGATAGAAAAACCTATGTACTAGCCTCTGCTTTAGTTGAATCTAATTCAGCATACACGTTTAATAAACCAGCTTATTTAGATATTGTTCAGTCTCTAGCAAATGAAATAAGCAACTCAAGTGGGTTCCCAAACTCATTTGAAGATTACGAGAACTTTGAATTTGGTAGAGATTTACATAGGTTACATAGAGATTATTGCAATTACTTTAATAGACACTCCACTATAAGAAAAGACTTAAATGTAAATGGTCCAAACATATTTGCACATTCCTTAGGGTCTATTTTAAGAAACTCAGACTTTGAATTATTTGGTTCAGCAGTAACAGCAAGACCGGATATTATCACAAGAAATACTTCTGCTACCTATAGATTCGTGGCTGGGGAAGACTTCTTTCCTGAAAATGAAAACCCAGCCTCAGGAGCATTTATTGTAAGTGCGCCTTCGTCTTTCCCTTATTCTGAGTATTCTTATGAGATAGCTAACTCAGCAATATTAGAAGGAATAGATTTAATTCATACCTACGGAGGAAATGATAATTACTTTGAAATCTATAGACTATCAGCAGCAGACCCAGACTATGAAACAACTTGGAGAGTTTTCCAATTAAACTATCCGTATTTCACCCCGGATAATACAATTATAAAAATTAAAAATGGATTTAATTTTACTCTTCCAAGATTAAGAATGGACTTGAAAACCTATTCACATGATTCTGAAAAAGGACATCCGCTACAGACAAATTTCTTAGTACCTGAACATAAGTTTAAATTAACTATAAAAGCCCTAGCAACAAATGATACGTTTACAGAATTCGATAGAATAAGCTTAGGAGTTTTTATTCATACGGCCTATGAAAAGGATGGGACTTGGGTATACACCCCACAAAAGAAATGGAAGTTTGTACCTTCTGAAGATTTAACTGCAAGCAAAATAAAAGATGAGTTTGCAATAAGACTTAATCTTTCAAGTTACGAAATTCCTGCTATCACAAGATTTTGTGGTGGGACTAGATCAGTCACAGAACTGAGAAGTATATACGACATAGCTACCTCAAGTTTCAATACTTATGAAATTGAATTAAATACAAAAAATCAACCTATCGCAGTACCCGAATTTTATTACAAGACTTATCAACAAGTTCATAGGCAGAATCAAAATTATTTCATAGAATTATTTGCTTACGATCATCCGACAGACTTTATGTTAATTGATAATATAAATCTTGTTGATATGACATTAAATAAATGGAGCAAACCTTTAGTTTCTGCAGTTAATAGTTACTATCCTTTAAATTCACCTAGCGGTAACCCCATAGGAGACTTTTACTTAAAGCAACATAGAGTAGATTTGGATAAAGAAAAACTCTATGATGTATTGAGGTTCTTCAGGGATATGGCTGGTACAACAGCAGTTCCCGGACTCGCCACTAGAGCGGGGGATATTTTGGCTGGTAAGTTTGAAGCTCAAGGTGGAAGTAGGTTAAATTACAGAATAAACTCAGATTGGCCTGCAAATACCACAGTAGACTTCGGTCTTTCACTAATAAATACACTATACTTAGAGAATTAAAATGATAGTAGATAAAGCAGGAGAAGTAATAGTAGACATATTGACTATGTCACCCAGCCTAGCAGAGATACCCTCTGCTTCTGCTATTTTGGATGTTTCTAATTTTACTTTTCAAGCTATAAGTTATGGAAAGGATGCTAGCGGGTTTAATCACCATGCTCACTTATTTTACGACCCAGACGCACTGCAACCTGTAATTGTTGTTAAGTCTTATGAAGCCACTAGCGTATCTTCTTATCATTCATCAGCAATAGCCTCAGCTATATTTGATTACAAGTTATTACCCTCTTACCCTGATCCATTAGATACTAGATTAGAAAAATTACCTTGTAGAACCTTAGGTTCTGGATTTTCTGGAATTGACATAGGTCATTGTGCTAATCACCTTTTAATTCCTTCTTTATCTTCAAATTATTATAAGCTGGGGTGCTTTGCTCCTTCTGATGGAATTAATTATTATGTTGTAACAGATATTGATAATTACTTAAGTAAAGTGATTTATTCTGGTACTTTAAGTAGTACTTACAATACTTATGGACTAATGGATGGTTCCGGCCACCTAACTTTTGCTCCTCTAAATGGAGCGCAGGGAAAGGCAGCAGCCACGGCTGGCGAGTTCACAAGTGGAGTTTTAATTAATTTAGCCTCAAATTTTAGCTCCACCGGGAGAGTGGATTTAGCATGGAGGCTGGATGCTGGGGACGCAGGAACCCTTCTTTTATATGGTGGCGTATACCATCTAGGCTTATGGTGCTTAGATGTAAAAGCTATGTTGGCCGAGGGTCACTATCCTCCATTCTCTTTTGACCCCCTAAATAATATTAGAAAATATCGTTTATTTGCTAAAAAGACCTTTAACCGAGATCTTTTATATATAAATGATGGTACGGGAATAGCTGCCGGAATAGGGGGCTTTGATTATTTATTTAATAATGGAAACCCTCCTCCGGGAGATGCACAATGGGATAACTACTGCTTATATCAATGGACAATAAGGTTTATATAAATGAACATACTTGAGTATTTGAATGTAAAAGGACACGTTACAGTCCATAAAGTATTTGATGACGGAAACGAAGAACTCGTTTATGATGATCATAACGTCATCGTATCAGGTATGGGGTTGGCATTAGCATCATTCTTTGGGTTATCTGGTGCTACTTCTATATTGGACTATCAAATTGATAGGTTTCAAGTGGGGGTGTCTGGGGTAACTGCAAACGAGGTAACTTCGACTAATGCTCTATTTGGGCCATTATCCAGCAGCTTTGAGTATACAGGTGAGTTTGGAGATATTTTAACAGTATCAGCTAATCAGTTTGCAGGGTCATTTATATCTGACACTGTCTGGTATGGTAAAATCCCAGCACACAATATGACCAGAATTAATGATCGCTCAGTTAGGTATACAATAACTTTAGATAAGTCTTCTTGCAACGATTTAACTAGAGACGGATCTTCAGCAAACATAAATGAGTTAGGGTTGTTTATGAAAAACCCTCTAAACATCCTACCAAATGGAGCACCAATATTGGTAGCTTATAAAGTTATTTCTAATATTAGAAAAACTGAAGACTTTGGATTAATTTTTAGGTGGACTATAACTTTCTAAGGTAATATATGGTATTTTTACACAACGACTTTTATACAGCTAGCGGCTCAGTAAAACTGTACAATTCTTGGACTGACAAAGTCACTAAGTTTGATACAAGTGCTTTCTACAACTGGGAGCAGGATAACCTTCCCATATATGATCTAGAGGAGAGGACTTATCACCTGTGGGAGCAGCTAGGACATCCCACATCGGCCCTTCCCGGGGTTGTTTTAGTTGTTTCAGGTGGAGGTAGCTCCGAGTACTATGAGTCCTATAGAAACACATTTGAGACGGTTAGCGCAGCCGTGGCCGCCCTACCTCAAGTTCTTAATTACCCAGTTATCATTGAGATCTGCAATAAAGGTAATCTAGGAGAACTTAATTTAAAAAATATTAAATGTGGTCCAACCGGATCACTTGAAATCATAAATAAAGTATTTGCCAAGCAGGAACCTGAGTTTGATGGTTTAAGCTTAAATAATGTAGGAAAATTATCTGATGCCTATCTTGCAGTCAGCGCAATAAGTGGAGTCGATAGTTCTTTAACCTACTCAGTTCCCTTTACAGCTAGAAAACATTTTCAAAGCTCTATATCAGAGTTTTTAAATCTTAGCATATTTTCTAATACTAGTTTAGCAGTTGATATCTTTGGAATGGTTTGCCCAGTAGGGGAAGGTAGAGATTCAAAAGCTACTTACTTTATTAGTTCTACGGGTGCTGATACTGTATCTTTAGATTCCATAAAAGTAACTCCATTTGAAACTACTACTGATGCAATTAATAATCACCTTGTAGGTAGTCAAGATTTTAGTGCTATTAGCGTTGTTGAAGGAACTAGTTACATTACAACAGCCGCGCCAGAGACAGATTCTTTAATGGCTAAGTACGTTGGATTATTCTATGCTAACAAGTTTACAAAAGTAGTAGTAACCAACTGTGACGGTCCAATATACCTAAGAAATTTCTTTGTCGATGACAATAATATAACTACAAAGAATGCTTATGGTATCGAAGTTACTAACTCTAGAAATGTTTACTTAGAAAACTGCATAGCAACTAGACATTCTAAGGCTGGTTTCTATTTCAATAATTCTAAGGTTATTATAACTAGAGGGATAGGAGCTTACAGAAACTATTCCACAACTCCTTCAAGAGTCTCCAATACAATTTTTGATACCAACCTTTTTGATGATTCAAGAGACTCGGCTGCTGGATTGTATGCTTTGAATTCAGAAATACAATTCAGTTCTACCGCTGCATTTGAAAGAACTCTGTTTGAAAATGATAGCATCTTTAGCGCAGTAAGTTCATACGGCTCGCTATCCTATGGATTAAATTATCCATTGAATTTTAGCAGAAATGCAAACGGAATAGTTCTGGAAAATTCAAAATTATATGGAGGTGTTTTCGGGTCTTCTGGAACAAACCTTGTTTGCGAATTGAATAATCGTTGTGGTATTAAATTACTTAATTCAACATTTGAATGGGACGGCAGAGTTAAAACCAGACAAAATAATGTTGGCTTATTCTCTTTAAATTCAAATCTTGTTTTAGATAGAGCCTCCTTTGTAGAAAACACATTAAAAGGTGTTTCCTTAATAAATTCAAACTTATTGTATAATAAGAATTCACTTGTCGCCGGAGGTGCAGAAGAGCAGTTCCGTTATGATAAAAATAGCAAGCACTTGAGCTTAGTAAATTCAATTTACTCATACAACAAAGACAGTGCTATGCCAGATGTGCTAGGAGCGCATGAATTCTTAAACAGTTATGCTAAATCAATTTTGATTCAGGAGTCTTCAAAGTGTGTATTAGTTCATCCTAAGATTAGATCAAAGAATGTTCTCGAAACAGGTCCAAAGTTTGGAGATCCTATTTCAGTAGAGAATAATTCAAAGATTGTTTTAAAGGGAAGCAAAACTTACGCTACTACAGTTATTGGGAGAGAGACCAGCACCAATCAAAATAATACTGCTGGAATATACTTAAACAATAATTCAATAGCCGATATTCAAGGGCCTACAATTTTAGCTCAACATTCAGTTAATGTTTTGGCTGAAAATAATTCAGTTCTAAATATTCTGCCCCATAAAGACGATGCAGGTTCTTTAGAAGTCGATAGTTTTGATTTGAGTGACGCTGGTAATCACACAATGGTTGAGTTGCACTCAACTAGAGCTTGTTTAGTTGCCAACAAGAACTCAGTAATTAACGCTGAGGATTTAGGAAGTTACAACAAGATTTGGTCGGACTCCAAATCTGGAAGCTCAATTATAAATAATTTGAAGCCAGATTACAGTGTTACAGCATTTCATTCCTATGTTTCTGGCGGGTTCTTGCAGTTCTACCCTAATCCAATAGGTGAAGCTGTAAGAACTTTTGTGACCCCCGGAACGGATGTTAATTTCACTCCCGCAGGAAATTCTTATTACTACTTATTAAATAGAAATATTGAACCGTTTAATAACTACAGTTCAATTACTTATGGTGGAATGTGTGTAAGAGCAGTCAATGATAGCGTGGTTAATGTTAAGAATGTTAACTTCCCTGCTGGTCACTGGAATCCTTCTGGTGTGTTCTATAATGCCACAGCAGACTCAATATCAAAAATGTGTTCGCTGCTCTTTATTTGGAACATAGCAGATAGCTCTAGATTAAATGCATCTTACTGTTCAGTTAGTTCTCTTTACCCAACTGATGCGGGGTATTGCGGACCTCTAGCTGTTTGGCTATCTTCCCTAAGCATAAATGGAATCCTTAGTGGAGACCCAGTAACGATTCCTATCACTTCTCCTTGGGCTAATGATCCATATGTAAGCAGTTATTCTTTATTAGATTATTTTGGATCAGGCCCTAGTGATGCTTCTTCAGTGTTTACTTCATCAAATTTAAATCAAGGTGTCTTTAGACTTTATTTCTCTACCGATCCAGCAGTAAATGAATTAGGTATAATAAGTGGATTAGGGTATGGAAACCTTTCAGGAGTATACTTTAGTGGGGGATGGATTCCTCAAGTATTTGCACAAGGTTATTATCCTCCCGGATTCATGTCGGCTACATCTAGTGTTAGTTCGATGCATAAAACATTACTAAGGTACACTGCGGCTTTATCTGAGAGGTACATTGGTTTGTCTGGTCTTTTTAGACCTGTGGGATTTGAGAGCCCCAATCAAAGCAACTTTCAGTATGCTGTTGGCGCAGGACTGATGCACGATCCATTCTCTGCAAGGGTGTTCTTGGATGAATCAGCGGCTAACATTTTTGCTAATGCTAAACATTGTGCAACAGGCAAATCAGGTGCTCCTAAGGTAGTCTCTATCTATTATCCTTATGGCAGCGGTAGTGGAGATTCTAATTATATTTATAAAGATGTCGGTATTGGCTTGGCTTCTGTCAATAACTTTGACCTAGCAAGGAATAATTAAAAATGAGTACGTTACGAGTTAATCTTTCTACGACTGAGAATCCTTTTAAATTTATTAATCCAATTAGAAAATATAAGGAGAATGATCCTTATGTTAGTATCGTAGATAATATTCCTATCAAGCAGCTTGAGGAGAATATTCTATGGCTCAAGCAAGCTGTAGAGTCTGCTACTATTGATATACAGAATCAGCCTACCGAGTTTGGTAGGGAGCAATTCACAGAATTAAAACCATTTGTAGAACAACTTAATCAAAATAATATTGTATATGTAAGACCCGGTAGATTCAACGCAAGAATCAACGATGCATATAACTTAACTCCACTGCAAGTGCTTACAAGATTAACTTTTGATGACGTAGAAAATATTCAGACTTGGGACATAAAATCAGTTAATGACGCTGAAGTTTTATCTGTTCTCAACAGAATAAAGTCCCTGAATGCCAGTGACGCTTTAGGCATGAATGGTCTAACAGAAAGAAACTTTGTTAGTCCTTTTACTTTTACGACAGAAGCAGTATTTGATACTTCTTTAGCTACAATACCCGGTGCTACAGATTCTCAGTTTAACCCAACTCCATTTGGTTTAACTCTACTGGAAACATATCCAGTATTCTTTACTTTCCTTTGGGGTAATGGAGTAACTACACCCAATCCAACTAATGTTCCCATATTAAGAAGCAATACTGTTGCTTCAAAAGCTGGTAGAACTTTATACTTTAACGAAAGTGATTTCGTAAAGCGTTGGAGAGGTATAGCAAGGACAGCAGTCGTAGATGTTCCTAATCAACTAAGCGCAACAATAGAACCATTCAACACAGATGACTTTAATTATTTTGATTCAAATGGTGACTTAGACACTTCTTTGTCAGGGGAAGCAGATTACCGTATAGACTTACTGTTTATATACTCTAAGGCTGTTGATCAAACTGAATCTTACGTTGCTGAGTATAGTGACGCAGCAGTGACATCAGAATATGGAAACTCACCTTCGCTCTACTCTCCAAGAAAGATTCTGAAAGCAGAGTTGGGAGTTATGAAAGGGGCTGGGGTAAGACTTTCCTACAATAATAATTCTCAATGGTTCTTTGCAAACCCACAGACAGCTATCAATAGACCTGAGATACTGGGAAGTGTAACTGATCAATTAAATGAGAACTTAGGATTTGTTGATCTCGGAGTTGGAGGATCATTTCCATCTCCTGACGATTTGATGACTACCGCTCCTTTACTTGCAGAGTGGTTGCCTAAGAGACACTTTTCTTTAGTAGGTCAATCAGTTCTTCCAATAGCTTATGTCGTTGTTCGTAAAGAAAGCTTAAACGCAGCAGGAAATCAATCTTTAAATACTAATGATATCATTGATATCAGACCTTTCTTTAGAACAACAGAGCTAGCCTACAATGAGAGAGCCGGATTAGCAGCAGCTATCCCTCAAGTCTCTTTGATGAATCCAGTAGCAACAGAGAATTACGTTGATACTCAAATTCAAAAATTGTTAAGCATAATTAATAATATCCCTACACCTTCTGTAACTGGTGGAGGTGGAACCACAACACCAACAACACCTACGGTAGCTCTGTTAAGAGATCAATACAATGAAATTTATATTGAGTCTCCTACAGACAAACTAATCTCTACTAATCCTGTTTACTTTGGTGGTAAGTACTTTGGTTTGTGGCCTAATACATCTGTTAGGTCTAGTATACCAACAACTGCCGGAACAACTCCAATTAATGGTTTAACTGAATCTGGAGTTAGGCAAACCTTACAAGATTGGGCAGAAGGAAGAGACTCAATACCTGATGGTATTTACAAGCTAGACAAAGGTTCTATTTCTTTACTTAACCAATTTATTTGGGAGCAAACTGCTAGCGGGCTAGATCAAGTAAGATGGTACATCTTTACCTTGAGAAGTTTACCACTAAAGTTTGGAACAATAGGGACAGAGACTTGGGATATTCTTGCCGAGCCCGTACAAGCTATTACAGTAAATTCATTTGTACAAACCCCCAGAGACTTGTCTGGATTCCCTCTCTTTAGTACAGATAAAGTATTTACAAGGACCATTGAAAGCACTTACAGCAAACTTAAACCTTTAAATAGTATTACAACCACTATATCTGATGTGATTACTTCTTCTGCGAAGTTCCCTATGGGTGTAACTAGCGAGGAGATTGGTCGCTATCTACTAACAAGAATACTAAAAGAAGAACCAACTCATTGGTTAAGAGCTACTACAGTTCCAACTACTGCTGGCTTGGGAGGTACTAATGAAACAGAAGGAACATTAGCAGGGGCTGTATTCCCCGGATGGTTAGTCTTACAAGACTTTAACGGTAATTATAAGTTTAATAACGACTTCAAATGTTTCGGAATGAAGTATAGAAGTGCTTCAACACAACCAAGTTTACCTGCACTGGCTAACACAGCACAAGCTCAAACAGGTGAACTTAATCCATATGAGTTAAAAATCAAGAGACTTTATAAGTCTCCACTTACAAGCTATAATAATAGATCAGTGGATATCCGTGTCGCACTATTAATAAGTAATAGAGTTATGGTGAAAGACATCGGATTTAAAGTAACTAACATGAGAGTGGGATGAGCCAATGCCTGATCCATCACCATATTTTAATTGCGGCGAATTAAAGCCGATAAGGATAAATACTTTTCCCGGAGGTACTACCGGGGGTGGTGGAGGATCGACTCAACCTCAAGATCCTAATGTTTATATTCCTGTACCCAGACCTCCAAGAGGCCAAAATCAGCCTAGACCTGAGACATGGGTATGTACTTGCAGGGGTCAAATGGAAAACGGAGGATGCGTTGAGGAGTCCACTAGAGAATGTGTACAAATTGGTTTGGGCTTTCCTCCTACTCCTACACCTGCATCAGTTGAAACTTATTCAAGCAAAGCAGCGTGTGAAGCAGAAGCTTTTGATAAATTCCCCTGCGCTTTAAGAGCAGTTAAGTGTATTGATAGACAAGTTGAATGTCCTCCAATACAAGGTGAGTTTGGAGTTATTGTTCCTATAGAGCCTTTTATTGATAGGAGATCTTGTGTTGATCAACCTAATAAAAGAAGTAGAGACCTTGATGATTTTAAAACTAGGGCTGGGTGCATTAGTAATTGTATAGATGAAGAATGCCAATATGAAAGGGAACTCCCGGGATACAAGTGCGTCGAAGAGATACTTCCATGCCCAGCGGATCCTCAGCAAACATATACAAAGAGGACCTGTGTAAGATGTGATCGTACCATTGATCCCATGTGTATTTACAGTACTGCTGCTGAATGCAGGGAGTACTGTATATCCACATCTTGTCAAACTGAAATAGTTGAAACAGGTTATAAGTGCGTAGAAATTAGTGAACTTCCTTGTGACTCTGAAGTTACTTCTGAAGTTAAGAGAAAGATTAGAGATTGTGTCCCTTGTATAGTAAGAACAATTGTTAGAACTTTTATACCTAATCAGACTGGAGGTGGAGGATTTACAGAAATTGTAGTACTTGGGGATCCTGATTGCATTTATGATTCTTTGGATGGTCGATACGGATGCCGCCAATACTGCAGAAATGATGAATGTGGATTTAAATGTACTCCAGCCGAGGTTACATGTATTGACCCCACAACTCAACAGCAAACTGTTTACTTGGGTGGTCGCTGCGAGCCTTGTATTATTGGGACAGGTAATTGTGGTTACACAACTTTAACAGAATGTAGAGAATCAGGGTGCGTATTACCAGATTGTAAATATCAATGTGTAGAATCAATAGGAGAGTCTTGCCCTCCCGGAACATTACCTACTAACGCTATTACAAGAACCTGTGCTCCTTGTTCTGATCCTACATCTCTAGAATGTCAATATAATAATATACAAGAGTGTTTAGATGATATTAACTGTATAAGTCAATCTTGCTCTCAACCACAAGATCCAAATGAATACATAGCTGTTAACACACCAAGACCTATCACGAAGGCAAAATGTGAGATAATTCTGCAGTCTTGTCCTACAAACTCTCAAGAGCCCTTTAGAGTTATTAAAACATGTACTCCTTGCATAGACGATCCAAATAATCCTGACTGTATTTTTTCTAACTATAATGAATGTTTAGCAAGCCCAAGTTGTCGCTCCACTGATTGTATTAGATTAGACGAAAATACATTTGAAGTAATAACTCCTAGACCTCCTAGAATAAGAACAAGAGAATATACTTATGCTTGTATAACAAGCGTAGCAAGATGCCCAGAAGGCTCACAAAACGAGTTTAGGATAACTAAATCTTGTCAACCTTGTGATGGTACTACAAGTAATTGTATTTACTTAAATAGGGAACAATGTGAAACTAGTACCCAGTGCCAATCAATAGAATGTGGCCCAATAATTTACGAGACAGTTCCTAAACCTCCTAGGGTGTCCGTTGTTGCTGCCGTAAGGTATAGATTTGATCCGCAAGAAAACGTCTGCAAAGTATGTACAGACTCTCAAGTCAGCCAAGCTTTGTGCCCCTACTTTACTCTAGATGAGTGTTTTAAAGACAACCTTATTGGTGATCCTAATGAAAATTCAGGAAGTGTAATAGGATTTTTAGCAAAAAAACTAAATTTAAGGTATAACAAACCCAAAGAAATTATTGATTTAGGTTTAAAGACTGAAGATAAAATTTATGATAATATAGAAGACATTTATAACTTCTATGAAGTACCTTCAAATCAAACTACAAGTTATGTTAAGAATTATTTTTACAGAAAAATATTTAATGAGTATATTCCAAAAGAAGTGTTTAACTTCTTAAATAAATATTCTCTATTAGACTACACTTGGAAAGAATCTGATTACGCTAATTTAACTTTAGAAAAAATTTCATTAGCTTTAAGGGAAGACCTATTGACAGCTTTCAGTAATCTTCACAATGTTGATAATACTTATTTAAATCTTGATGATTTCTTAGCATTAATCAGGAAACTAATAGTAACTAATAAACTTAATGAGTTTGATCCCAACTATTACCTTGATCTATATCAGAAGCAAATTAACGACAGAATAGTTGATTACAAACAAACAACAGCAACAGATATTAGCCAGAGGGTAGGACTGGGTCTAGTAACTGAAGGAGCAGTTCCTGCGGATCCAGCTAAGGTGGATAACCAACTAAAGTTTAGAATCCTTAGGAAAAAGAGATTAAACTCAGATATTAATTCTAATATTCCTATTACAACCAGTGCCAATGAAATAGTTCCACTCTATCTTGAAGATGCTGGAATAACTATTTTTGATCAAGATACTACTGAGGTTGCTCAGTACGTTCCAATAGGAACTGGGGACGATTACTTTATTTCGGTTACAACATCGTCTGTAGGAGAAGTAGAATTACCTCTAACAACAGACGTTGGGAAGTCTTGGTACATACCAGAGAGTGTTAGGTTAGCAGCGTTAAAAGCATTTAAAACACCTTTAATATTTGAGCTAACTGCAAGCTCTGTGTCTGGGCAGCATGAATTTGTGGACACTTACGAGTTATCTACGACCCCAACTCCAATGTATTTTGCTTTGGACTTGTCCACAATACAAGAAGTTTCCGGCACTGATCCATTGATTGACATAACAACTGCTCAATACAAACTATTAACTAATTCTCAAAAAATACAAGATCATATTACTAATTATGGACTTGCTAGTAGAAGGGTCAACATAGATTATCGAGATCCCTTTATACACTATGCAAAAGAAAAAGGCCAGATATCTCTAAAATATAACGATATAACTTTTAAATATTTTGATAGCTTGCTAAACGAGAACGATGATGTGTCAGACATCCTTACTCGTAGTGTTCCTTTAGCTTTGATCTTAGTTCCCGGTTGTGGAACTAAACATAATCCTTACCATAGTGAATCAGATCTTAAGTCTTTCTCAGGAACAATAGTTACAAGAACTTTAAGTGGAGTTCATTATTTCGACATTAACGAGTTCTCAGAACCAGAAATTGCTCTTAAGTCAGTAACAACAGAGCCTTTAGAGACTGGGTTACCTAAACAAAATTACGGGTTTGCTAATAGGGAATACTATACGTTTGATGCTTCTAACTATACTAACACTTATTATGTTAATGGTGTATATCAATCAACACCACCAGAGGGACCTATTCAAAAGCCTATAACTTCTAAGATAGTTAACACAATAATTGATAACTTAATAGAACAATATGATCCTAAAGAATTAAAGTGGTTCGACGTATATTCTAGACTTAGAAATTACGAATACGGAGATTTATACTATCAAGCACCGGAAGGATTCAAACAGGTTCTAGCTAATGGATGGAGAGGTAAGTTAATTAAAGACGTTACCAGAAATCGTAATGACAAGATAACTTATATTGATTATACAATTATACCAGAAGTTAGTATCCCAGAACCTATTATAACTAAAGAGAATAGGTTTAATAATTAATATGGTATTCGGATCAGTTTTAGGAATTATTGACCCAGTTGTATCTGACGGTGTACCTAATACTACGACGGTAGTCTTCCCTATTCCAGCCCATCCAGTATTACCTGTAGGAACTAGAAGGGTATTCATAGGGGATCCTCTTAATGAAGTATCTATAACTGGAGATGTTCATACTCCACATGCTGCAGCAACTATTGCTCACTCCCCAATAACAGTCTCTTTAGGAACAAGTAGGATATTTGTGGGACCCACAAGAGTACCAGTTATGACTACTTGGGATAACATAGCTGGAGTAACTGCATGTGATTATCCTAAGATACCTACAGCGGCACCTGCTTTCTTAGAAAGCGCAAGAGCTTTACTTAATAGGGTGTTTGTTGGACCAACAATATAAATAATTATTAAAATTTTATCTATATTTTTTTACTTCGGTTATAAATAGTTTATAGGACATAGTTTATTAATTGGTGATTTATGGCAAAACGCTTTGACGAGACTAACGATTTTATTAAGACAGTTCTGACTGAGGCTAACTGGACCCAAGCTAACCTTAAAGTTAAGCTTAATGAAGAAGAGGACAATAAGCCTGTTCCTCCTGCCGCTGACGCAACTGACAAGGACAAGGACGAGGATGAAGAGGAAGATGGGGAAGGTGATGAAGATATGGAAGAGTCTAGCGAATATACTCTTTCATACGATGCCTGTCCACTGTGCGAGTCAGAGTTAGAGAATGATGATGTTATCTTTGAGAACATCGATACTCACTTTGGCACACTCCTTTCAATCGTTGAGAAGGCTCAATCAATCCAAGAGGGCGAGGAAGTCTCCCTTGATGACCTTATCACCGAAGCTCACCAAGAAGGAACCTGCCCTCTGTGCGAATCACATGTTGAGGATGATTCAGTTGTCCTCGCTAATATGAACGAACACTTCGATGTCGTTCTAGAGATGTTAGAGGAATTAGAGAATGAGCCTGTTGTTGAGGCTAAGAAGCCCGCTCCTAAAATGAAAAAGATGCCTAAGGGCAAGAAGTACTGAGGATAATTTAAGCTATGTCCAGCAAATATCCAAATACTTCGGTTATAGATATTGCAATGGGTGTCCTGTCAAACATGGACCCTGTTAGAGATTCTGTTGCTGCTCCAGTTAGAAGTAGTACACCAATTGCAGAATCAAAAGAAGTATCAGACTTTGTTCCAGATGTTACTGATACGAATGTTAGTGATGATTATATCGCTAGTATTTTAGAAGGAACTATGGGAGTATCCATAGAAAAGAAAAACAAGAAACCAATCAAGGAACAACAAAAGAAAACTTCTAAAAAAATAAACGAAGATAAAGTAAATGATTTAATTCAAAGATTATCTTCTTTGCTAGCAGAAGCAAAGCAAATGATAAATGAGATGACCACAGTCGGAATGATTGGTACTAATACTCTGGGTGGCAAATCAAAAAAAAAGTGAATAAACATGGATATCTTCTCTCTTATCATAGAATCAAAAACAGAAAAAGCTAAAGGTTCAAAAGCTGGTCGTGAGAAAATGCTCACGGCAAAAGAGAAAACCCACGGCAACCCACAGAAGTCTAGAGTTAAGATTTATAAGAGCATTATGGATGCTCTCAGAAATGGTTATGTCGGTCAGATGTTCTCCACCCCCGACTCTGACAGAATCTATGTTATAACAATACAGAAATGGGGCCATAGCAAAGAGCAGGTATCTTCTGGCAGAACTGCCAAGGGTTTCAACAGCTTTGCTGACGCTAAGAAATATAGCGCAAGAACTTTAGTTCGCCATGGTAAGTCCAAAGCTTCAAACCTTAAGGCTTACTTTAAATCCAAGAGGAAGGATTAACACATATGTTATTAACAGATGTCAGAATTTTAGATACATTACAAGTAGTTAATGAATCAGCAGGCCCCGGAAAGCCCATGAAAGTTCGTGGCGTATTTCAAAGGGCTGACGAAGCTAATAACAATGGTCGTATCTATCCTCAAAAAGTATTAGAGAGTGCTATCAATAACCTTATTGAAGCAGTTCAAGAGCGTCGTTGTGTCGGTGAGTTGGATCATCCTACTTATGACATGGTTAAGCTGTCTAATGCTTCTCACATTATAACCAGCCTTCGCTTTGAAGGCAAGGACGTTATTGGAGAAGCCGAGATTCTTTCTACCCCAGCCGGAAAGGTTGTTGAGGCACTTATCAAAGATGGAATCAAGATCGGTATTTCCAGCCGTGGTATGGGAACACTGAGCGAAGGTAAAGGACATAAGATTGTTAATGAGGATTTCAAGCTCTTAACATTTGATATCGTTGCTGATCCTTCAACCCGTGGTGCATTCCCGTCCCTTACTGAAAGTGTTCAGTCCAAGGCTGTTGAGAATACAATCAAAAAGGTTGTTGGTCGCAATGTATTCCTGTCAATGCTGGAAGCCAAGATTGATAATAAACTTGATGAACTTCGCATTGATGAAGCAAAAGATAAGAGAAAAGGCGATCCTTGCTGGAAAAATTATAAGCAAGTTGGAATGAAAATGAAAAGTGGCCGCAAGGTCCCTAATTGTGTTCCTGTATCGGAATCAAAGAAATTAATTAAGGAATCTGCATACTCAAAATACGCCGCAAAATTTATCCAAGAGATGAAGTCCTGCGGTGATGGAAAGCCCGCCAAGAAAAAAGGCGGCAAAAAATAAGGAATTAGTTATGACTAAGAAGACAAACAAAATGGAAGAGATTGCCAAACTGCTCCCAGAGAATCTGGACGAGTCAGTTGCTATTGAAATAGCCAATCTCGTTAGTGAAAAAATTACCGAAGAAGTAGAGAAGGTTAAGAAAGACTTAACAATCAAGACTACTTCTTTTATTCGTGGTCAGGTTGAGAAGCTCAAAGAGCACGCTCTCAAAGAGCTTGAGATGGAGAATGATACTGTAAAAGATCTATCCATATACGAGCATATCAAGTCACTCATGGCAGTCGAGTTAAATCCTGCTGACGAGCAAAATGCAATCAATGCAATGCAACTTGAGAGCACCAATCTGAGCAAGAATGTTGATATTCTCAAAGATGAAATGTCCAGAGTACTGGAAGAGAATAACAAGTTCAAAAACGTTATCAAGATTCAAAAGGACAAAATTGGTCTTCTTGAATCAAGAGTTTCTAACTTACAAACTAGCATCAGAGAAAACAAAGAAAAAGCTAAAATGGAAGTTAGTGGTGATGCAGTAGTTGTTTCTGAAGAAAACTTTAAGAAGAGAGAAACACTTACTGAATCAAAAACTCATAGGAATTCTGGTGTCTACAACCCCTTCTTAAATGAAGAGACATTGAATCTTATGATTAAAGATTGATATTTAGGAGAATTTTACAATGAGAAAAATTGATAGTAATGTCGTTAAGAAGTGGGAGAAGGCCCTAGACGGTATCAAAACCGACTACATGGCTGAAGTAACCGCTCAACTTTTAGAGAACCAAGCCAAGGCAGTTCTGACCGAGGCTAGCAAACTGACCGAGGAGCAGCTTACTCCCGGAGCTACAACCGTTGGCAAGTTAGGCACCTTCCAAAAGTTTGCCTTCCCAATCGTTCGTAGAGTATTCCCAGAACTGAT